AGGTCGTGCCGATCTATCTGAGCGAAATCGAGGACGAAATCGACGCCTACCGCGCACACTGCGAAACCATAGCGAAAGGAGATTGACGATGGATTTTGATATATACCAAGACAAAGCAGGCAAGTGGCGGTGGACGGCTTACGCCACAAACGGGCGCATCGTAGCTGACGGCGGCCAGAGCTATACCCGAAAGGCGAACTGCCAACGGGCGGTGCTGCAATTCTGCCGGGGCATACGGAAGCAGCGGGTTCTCATAAACGGGAAGGCAAGCAGGCAGGTTATCTGACACAGGGGGCGGCATGCCGATTAGACCGGAAAACGTGGACTTGTATCCCGATGACTGGAAGGAAATCAGAGCGGAAATACTGGAACGCGCCGGGAACTGTTGCGAAATCTGCGGCGTGCCGAACTATGCCGACGTGCCGCGTGACAAGAAAAGCGTCCGAGTGGTGCTTACAATCGCACACCTCGACCATGACCCCACCAACAATGGCGTGCCGGGTGACAGGCCAAATCTGAAGGCGCTATGCCAGAGATGCCACAACCGATGGGATGTTGACCACCGGAAAGAGACGAGGGCGCGGACAAAGGCGACGGCAGAGCGACTAGCGGGGCAAAAGGATATGTTCCATGATTAGCCCAACATGGCGAACTGACGACGGGCGGGTGCAGTTGTATCTCGGGGACTGCCTTGAGATATTGCCGCAGTTGCCGGATGGATGCGTCGACGCGGTGGTGACAGACCCGCCATATTCATCGGGGGGGCAGTTCCGGGGGGATCGCACGCAGAAGACCTCGCTGAAGTATGTGCAGTCTGGTGCGATCGCGACTTGCCGACAAGAGTTTCAGGGGGACAACCGGGATCAGAGAAGTTTTCTGGCGTGGTCAACCTTGTGGTTTGGGTCTTTGCTTCGGTGTGCTACGCCCGGGGCTGTGGTCTGTGTCTTCACAGATTGGCGGCAATTACCGACTATGACCGATGCCATTCAGGCGGGTGGGTGGATTTGGCGCAACATCGTCACTTGGTGGAAGCCTGGCTGCAGGATGCAGCGCGGTCGGTTTTCATCATCGGCAGAGTATGTGTTATATGCATCCAATGGCGTTCCCGTTGCAGGGGAGAAGTCGCCACAAAACGTCCTGAGCTTTCGTGGGGTAGCCGGTGATGACAAGCTCCATATTGCGGAAAAGCCCATAGAGTTAATCGTGACACTGCTGGGGATCACGCCCCTCAACGCAGTGGTAGTCGACCCATTTATGGGGAGTGGCACGACCGCCATCGCTTGCGTGCGCTCCGGGCGTCGGTTCATAGGTGTGGAACTGGACCCCGTATACTTCGAGATTGCCAAGAAGCGTATACAGACGGAGTTGGCGCAGGGCGATTTCTTCCGGGAATAATTTGACATAAAAGCGATTCCGGGATATACTACTGCATGCACACTTTCAAGGGGTTGACGGTGTCTGTCGTGTTCTGACAGGACCGTTGCCCCTTTTTTGTGTACGCGAACGGAGGCAGGAGCAGGCACGCCATAAACCTTTCTTGACAGGAACTGAACAGGAATGCAAAGAAATCCCGACGGCACGTTCCCGAAAGGCGTTAGCGGGAATCCGAAAGGGTGCCCTACGGGAAGCCGACTAACCAAAGCAGGCGCAATCAGCCGGGTGGTTGATACCGTCTTGAGAATGCCGCTTGATGACCTGATAGAGCACGATAACGGGAAAACGAACCTTAAGCACCTCACCGACTCACTTCAAGAGGCGTATCAGAAAGACGGCATTGATTACATGATGCGGGTCTGGCTACCGATAGCGCAAATAGTAGGCCGGACGAACCTGCAGATTGACATTGCGCCGAAACAGCCATTGCGGATCGTGCTGACGAATGGGAACGGTAAGCACGGCGGGAATGGCGAGGGGCATGTGATTGACGTTGAACCAGCACAGGAACTTAACGAAGGGGGATGATAATGGCTAAATGCAAAGCATGTGGTGGGGCAGGGAAGCGAGAGATTAGCCCTGAAGAGGGGCCGGATCAATTGGTTCTCTGCGATGTGTGCAACGTATCCGAAGTTCAGTTCGAGGTAATGCGTAAGCACTATATCGAGCACATGAAGGCCGATGGGCGGTTTTTCATGTCGGGCCCGGTTGCGGAAGACCTGGGCCTGAAGTTCTTAGCCTTGTTTGAACACGCGCACTATGGCGACAAGCATTGACAATCGACGCAGGGCGGCTCTGAGGCACGTTCATTGCCCAACGCAGATACAGCACATAAAGCGCAAGTGACGCCTTAGAGCGGCCCTACGCGGTTCAGAACGAAGGGGGGTTGATGACCAAGTGCGACTGCTGTGGGCAAGAGGTTGAGCATCTATATCGGGTGCAGGTGCGGGATGTAGACGTGACGAACAAATTGGCCTGCGAAGTTGACGGGATGCTGCCGACAAGGATAGCATGGCTCTGCGGCAAGTGTGAGGTTGTCCTGCGAGTAATGGCAAGCGTCGGCATGTTCACCGTATCACACGTTCAGGCAAGCGTGAACGACTGCTCTTTGGAAATGTGGGAATGACAACTTAACGAAGGGAGAGGGTTATGATTGATGCAATGGATACGGTTAATGAGTTTCTAGGAGACGCGGAAAAGGCGCAATGCCCTACACACCCCGAGGCGATGATAAGTCGTGATGGTGCGACCAACGTTTGCTTTAACTCCGCAACCGACAAGATTACATGCCGGATATGCGGCAAAGACTTGGAGCGGTGTGAGGAAGCCCCGGAATGACGATGGCGGCTGAAATCGAACCCCGCGTCATAACCCTGCACGAAGGTCAGACACGGGCCATGCAGAGCGATGCGCGATTCGTGGCTATGATATGCGGGACTGGCGGCGGCAAGACGTGGTTTGGCCCGTATTGGTGCATGAACGAGATAGCGAAGCATCCGGGCGGCAGCGGCATGATAGTATCGCCGACGTATGACATGCTGCGGCGGGAATCGCGTGCTCTGTTCATGGCGTCAGTCAAGGGCACTGATTTCGAGGGCACGTTCAGGGCGGTTGACAACGAATACACGACACCGGACGGCACGAAGATATACTTCCGTAGTGCTGACAAGCCGAACAGCCTCGAAGGTGGCCAGCGAGATTGGATTTGGCTTGACGAGGCGGGGCAATACAAGGTCGGGGCGTGGATAGCAATTCAGGCCCGTGTCGGTTTCAAGATGGGCCGCGTGCTATTCACCACAACGCCGTATGCACAGAACTGGCTGAAAAAGGAGGTCGAGGACCGATGGAAGAAAGGCGACACCGATTACGATGTGATACGGTTCGCCAGCATCGAGAACCCCGGATATCCGAAAGATGAATTCGAGCGGGCAAGACGCACGCTGCCGAAAGCGATATTTGAGCGTCGATACTTGGGGCTGTTCACGAAGCTGGCCGGGTTGGTCTACCCGGACATGGACGAAACGCTGATAGACGCATTCGAGATACCAGATCATTGGCAACGAATTGGCGCGGTAGACTTCGGCTTCCATAGCCCGTTTGTGATGCTGACAGGTGCGCTTGACCCTGACGGCGTGCTGTATATCTGGAAGGAATATTACACGCATCCGCACCTCGAAGGCGACAAGCTGACGAAAGACCACATCGAGCACGTCGAGCCACGCACACGGTATCATTGCGACCCGGCAGACCCGCAAGTCCGGGTAGACATGCAGGCCATGATTGACGAGAAACGTTCGCAAGAGGGTGGGCGACGGTTCAAGGATGTCCAGTTGGTGCAAGCCAAGAACCCGATACAAGCGGGCATCGTGTTGGTGACGCAGAGAATCAAACTCGGCACGCTGAAGGTGTTCAAAGGCGCGTGCCCGAACATGATGGATGAAGCTGAGTTGTATCGTTATCCTGGTGACGAGATGGAGCCTGAGAAAGGTGAGAAACCAGTTGACGCTGACAATCACGCGATGGACTGCTTGAGGTATATGGTCTATGCGCTGGACGCTGATAGTGGGATGGCGAAGCCGGATATTTGGGAGCTATGACATGAAGCACACAGGCCGACGGTGATGACGTGTCTTGCCTTGCGGAACTGTGCGCCTATGCGCTGCTGATTGCGTGGGTTGCGTATATTGGCGTGTTTCTCTGGTATCTGAAGCGAAGGGGGAAGTGATGAACGCTGATGTTTTGAAGTTCGGTTGTCGGCAGATAGCAACAGAACTGCCGCCGGGGTCTAACACGGTGAAGCATACCTTTGAGAATGGCACAGAGGTATATGAACCTTACGACCCACTGAAGGGGATGGACATGGACCCTAACGGGGAAATCTTTCCCGATGTGCGTAGGAACTAGCTAAGGAGACCGAAAATGTCGAACCCGAAATACGTGAAGCCGTTCAGCAAGGTGCCGGAAGTGAAGAAGGACAAGCCAAAGGCGACTAAGAAGAAAGCCAAGAAGTAGGGGCGTGCTAAACGAAGGGGGATGTGATGATTGAGCTTGGAGTGTCTGTCGAGGATACCATAACGAAGTTCAAAGGTATCCTAGTAGCTCGCACTGTTCGGCAAGGCACTGCTGTTCGGTGTGCTATCCAGTCGCCCGACCTGGAGGATGGCAAGCCGATAGCCGAACAGTGGTTTGATGAAACGCGGTTGCAACAGTCTAACGGGGAAGAGCCGCGAATCGGATTAAACGCAATCATTAACGAAGGGGGAGCGATGAATAAAGCAGAATGATTAGGGGCGCAACATGGGTCGCATACGTAACGCATGGCAAGCTCTGCTCGGCCACAAGGATGCGTTCAATGATTTCCTGAATGCCGATTTGCCGCAGAGCAAGCGTAAAGGCGACAAATCCTACATGGACATGATGAAGGCGTTTACCTCATACGTTTACGCCTGCGCCACCCGCAACGCTACCGCTGCCGCGAAAGTCCCGCTGCGCCTGTATGTGATGAAACCCAGCCGCTCTAGTCGAATGTCTGCGCAAACTCGCATTGTGCCTGCTCCTGTTCTCAAGCGACTACAGGAGCGGGCGTCATTGCGTAAATGGTTCGTGAAGGCTACCGACCCCGGCGCGGTTGAGGAAATCACCGAACACCCACTGCTGACACTGCTTGAGCAAGCCAATGATATCGAGGATCAATTCAGCCTGCAAGAGATTACGCATATATCGCTAGAGATGACGGGCAATGGTTACTGGCACAAGCAACCGGGCGCGTTGGGATTGCCTGAACAACTCGTCCCGCTCTTGCCGCAATACACACGGGCACTGGTAAGCAAAGCCGAGCCGAACATCATCACCGGCTACACTTGGAAATACGGCAAGTTCAAGGTTGTGTATCCTGAAGATGAAATCATTCATTTCCGATATCCGAACCCGTTGGATCGTATCTATGGCATGGGGCGATATGCAGCAGCGGCAGCCGCCTCTGACATCCTGGAGGGCTATAATAAATACGAGAACGCGCTGCTGGATAACAACGCGCGGCCGGATATGTTGATTAAAGTACTGGGCTCAATGAACGAGCCGGAGCGTAACCGGTTGCATAAGAAGATTAAGAAGATGTTCGGAGGGGCAAGCAACGCGGGGAAAACCTACGTGGTAGAAGGCGAAATGGAACTGGACCCGCTGGGCTTCCCGCCTAGAGATATGGCCCCATTTCAATCCCGGAAACTGTCACGCGAGGAGATTGCCGCTGTGTTCGGCGTGCCACTGTCGAAGCTCACGACTGACGCCGTAAATCTAGCTAATGCGGAAGCGGGTAACTACTCGCACTTGGCAGATACGGTTGAACCGATGTTGCTGAGACATGAGCAAACCATGAACGTGCGCTTGACCCCTCTGTATGGCGATAACATGTTCTTGGCGTATGACGATTGCGTGCCTGAGAACATGGAAGCGAAGTTGAAAGAACGTGACGAGAACATCAAGAATGGCTTCAGTAGTATCAACGAGGAACGCGAGCAAGAGGGCCGAGACCCGGCAGATTGGGGCAAAGAGCCAATCATGTCAACGGCTATGGCACCT